CTTCAGATGAAGGTTCAGACTCAACCACCATGGAGGGCGGAGACCCTTACAGCCTTATAGGTTTAGGAAATGCTTTCTTGAGTGATTATACAGTGGATCTTTCTGTTGGGTCTCTCCCAACTGCAACCGCTTCATTTGAAGCATCTAACATAAACTCTCAAAATGGTTCTGTTAGTGGTGCTGGAATAGACAAACCATTCACTGGTAATCTTCCTTCTGTAAACCCAGAAGTTGGAACTATTATTCCAGGTGTAATGGCGGCCACTGTGCCTCAAAACGTTGGAGACAATGGGCCTACAGCTCTTCGACCTGGAGATATCGTTCTTCAGTTCCCAGGATTTATTGGAGGAGAAGACGCCTCTGGAACACTTACCCAGCTCGATGGCGGTGGAGGATTCCACGTACAGAGTGCTTCTATCTCTGTTCCATTATCTAGAACACCAATTGAGCGTGTTGGATCTAAATTCCCATTCGCTCGTGTTGTTGACTTCCCTGTTAACGCAACAATGACAGTTAACGCTGTCCTTAACGAACTTGAAGCTGGAAACCTTGCTAAAATTATCGCTGGTTGTGGTGGAGATGAAATTAAAGAAGTTGCAGTTACACTTAAAGCTTGTGAAGGTAACGAAGTGCTTAAATGGACCCTCAAAGGATGTACTCTTGATTCTGAGAATTTCTCATCAAGCATTGGGTCAAACAAGACTGTTGATCTAACCTTCGGCGTTCAGCTTGGCGGAATAGACGATACCGCAAGAGGTATTGTTTGTAGTGGTTCTGGACAAAGCAGACCAGTTTTCGGAGTTTAATAGCTCTTACTATACATAAAACACTGTTCATATAAAAACCCCGCCGAAAGGCGGGGTTTTCTTGTTAACAAAACAACAAACAACAGAAAAATTTATGCTTCTATACCTCCCACTTGTCTAGGTTCTGATTGGTACATGTTGTATTTATTAATAAGTTGGTCAAGAGCTAATTTAGCATCCTGAGCCATTCCGCGTATAACTTTCGCGGTTTCGTTTTTGTTAGCAAAGGTAACTCTGCTTTCCCCGTCACTCAAAGAAGTTATTTCGCCGTCTGTGTCAGAAGAATCAGAACACGCTATAATGCCTCTCATTGCGTTCCTGGTCTTCTTGACGTAGTATTGGTGGAGGTATAGTTGTTTATAGATGGCAGACGCCTCAGAATCCAAATTTAAGCCTTCTAGGCAAAACTCTGTATCTATTAAGGTGTTGAGCGTACCAAGGTTGACTTCTAACCAGCATTCGATAGATTGCAAGCTATTTAAGTCCGAGTCGTTATCGAACTCACACTCCATTATCTCTTTGGCTATTTCTGATAAGGTAGCCATTTAAATTTCCCCAAGTATATCTAGGGTTTTTTTGTGCTGTGGATTATTAGGGTCGAGCTTTATTACAGAACTTGATTCAGGCATAATGTTACGCATATTGTTTTTGTTCTGAGCTTGAAATTCCTTTTTTAAAACAGACTTCAATTGGTTTTCTGTTTGAAAGGGGTTAACGCCAACCCTATGAGCTAATTGCCTAATGTCAGCATAAGACATTCCCTTAAGTCTGTCTTCGAAGATATCAGCTTCATTAGTGCCAAATGGGTTAATTTGATCAACACCAAGAATGTTTTCTAGCTTGGCCATTTTTTCTTTGAACTCTGAGCTGTTTACATCTCCGCTAGCCTTCATCTCATTAATCTCTTCAATAAGACTTTTTTTCTTAACTGGCTTCTCTTCCTTTTTCTCTACAGCTTTTGAGGTTTCTTTTTGGGACTTTTTGTTTTTCTTAGCTGCTTTTTTACTAGCCTTGGTTTCAGCTTTAATTTCAGCTGATTCCTCTGGTTTGTCTACACCATAAGAAACGTCCATTTTTTTTGAGTTTTCTTCTTCCATATTACTATAATAAGTTTGTTGTACAGTATTTACACAAAAAAAGGCCACCCTGTATCGGGTGACCTTTAAAAAGTGTTTTTTTGTTTTTACAGTGCGTTACAAACAACACCAGCAAGTGCGCGATTGTCAAGAACCATACGGCCCTCTTCAATGCCACCGAACCAGCCAATCTTGTTCTGACGGATGCTGTATTGGTCATCAGCAGTAAGCTGAAACTCAGATCCATTGTCCTCGTCAACGGCAACTGCCTTAACAAGTGAATCACGACCACGATCAAGACCGATAAGGATCTCATCAGCACCACCATCAAATACTGCGCCGTTTGCACCTGCAGCATCTGCATAAGAAGTGGCATCAGCGATTGTATCAAAGATTGTGTTAAACTTCTGTCCNACACCAAGCTCGTTTACTTCCATAATGGAAATACCGTAGAAGTCTGGAAGACCTCCGCCAGCATTAAACACAGACTCTCTCATACCTTCTGTTCCATAACCGTCATCATTACCTCTGGTATTGATTGGGTTGTAGGACATTTCACGAAGAGCTTTAACAGCTTCTGGAGAAACCATTAGGTCAGTGATGCCACGACGACCACCTTCTGGAGTACCTTTGTTCCAAGCGGTATTAATGCGCTTTGCACGGGTAATCAAGTTGTTGAAGTCGTCAAGGAGAAATGCTCCATCGGTAGTAGCACGGAAAACGTGATCTTTACCGTTTGTACTTGCGTTTGCGAGTGCGCCCATAATCAAGTTAGCAGAAGTGCGCTCTTGCTTAAGAAGAATTTCTTGAGCCATACGAGTGAACGTCTTGCTAACAACGTCCATGCGGCTCTTGGCTGCATAACGACGATCAAAGCTAACTGCTGTATCAAGGCTGTAAGTAGAGATTTTAAGCTCTGATACTGTTGGTACGACTTGGTTTTGTGGAAGACCACCAGCAACAGTGTTNCTGTAAACGTTGACGTAATCTTCATCAGTAACATCATAGTACAGATCCAAAGGAATCGAAGGATTATCTTCTGAATTAAATTGAAGTGTAGTAAACAAGTTACTGAGTACTGGTGCATTGTTGATGACTTCAGCGATAACAGGACCGATGAATTCAGCAAGTGCAACTTGAGCTTCGTAAGCAACGGAGCGGTTCTTGGAAGCCATAGCTTTGATAAGCTCGACTTGTTCTGGAGTTCTTTTAAGAGAAATTTTCATATTTATATATTTTCTAGTTATTTGTTAAGATTACAGACCAAGAGCGATTACTGCGTAGTTACCTGCCCAAGCATCAGTTACAGTTCCGCTTGAACGCGAACCTGTTCCAATTACCGTACCGACTTTTTCAGCTGCGGTTGAAGCACAAGCAACAACTTTTCCGCTTTCTGCAGCGCTAAGTGCAACACCACCTCCAACGGTAAGTGCGCCACTGTAACCTTCTGCAACAAGAGTAAATACTCCGCGAGTAGCTACAGGAACAGCTTGTCCTGGAAGCACACAAAAGAGCTCTTCAGCTTTAATTGGGTTGTAAAGAAGCTTTTCGCCGTTCTCGTCAGTCTTTGCAGTTTGACGAAGAGTAAGACCAAGGCATGAATCGCCGCTGATAGCGGGAGAACACTCAAGGTTTACCTTTGGGTATTGAGCTTTGATGAATGGATAATCGGTCTTACCGAGGTAAGAGTCATCCGTGTAAGAAACTGGATCCTTGTCAAAATCTCCTGCGGAGATAGTAACAAAAACACCAGCATCGCCAGCACCTGTGTCCGTAGTGGACTCATTAGCACTAGCACCGTCAAGGGCGAAAAGATTGATTACATCATTTTCGTCGTATTGTCTGAATGGTAGAATTCTGAGCATAATTTTATTTTTTGTTTAGATTTTTAGGAAATTTCGATATTGCTGCGGTCAAATGCTGCAGCAAACTTTTCTTTAAGGGTTTGTTCTTCGCGGCAAACAGTCTCGTTAGAGTTAGCGATAGAAGATTCTGTAGACTCGACACCATCAAGGATCTCTTCGTCTGTTTTTGCTTCTGATACTTCCTGTTTAGGAGCGGAAATTCTTTTTTCGACTTCTTCTTGGATACGAGCTTCGATTTGCTTATCGAATTCAGCCTTAGCTTCTTTGCTCTTTTGTTTCCAGAGAACGGTCAACTTATCTTCGAATGAAGCAAAAGCCTCTTCCGTTTCGTCGATTGACTTTAGCTCCTGAGCCAAAAATTCTTTGTCTTCGTCCTCTAGATCAAATTTTTGATCTAGAACGTCCATACGCTCATTGAATCGAGCAACCGCTTTTTCGGCCTTAATTGAGGCTTCATATTCAGCGATTTTATTTTGGGCTTCTTCGAACTTCGTCTTAATATCTTCAACAGAAGATTTAAGCTCTTGATGCTCTTTGGCGATAGCCTCTTTTTCCTCCTTTTCTGCGTCGAGTTCTTTGCGATATTGCTCATCTTTTTCTTTAATAGCATCAGCGAAAGTGCTGGACATAGAAGCGATGGCTTCGTCAGAGAACTTCTTTTCAGTGAGAAGATCTTTCAGTTGTGACATTACTTTTTCGTTTTCCATAGATTTAATCTTTTTAAGGTTTACATTAGTTTCTTGAGTTTGTGAAATATTTTTATCTCTTTTATCTTTAATGATAATTTGGTTTTCTTGTTTAGGTTTCATATATATTCCTTTAACATCTGCCGCTGGGTTAGATGTATATCCAATTCCGAGAGGATATATCTTACCTTTTATCAGTCTATTAACAGGCTTTCCATCTTCTGTGTAACCGCTTCCACCAAAGGCTTTCAGGCATTCGGCCAGTTCTTCTATCTCTTCACTGGTTTCGATTATTTCACAGTCTTCAACATACTCACTACCAACAGCGAGTGAAAATTCAGAGAAGCCAACTTCCCAGCTTGTAGATATAGAATGAAAATAAGGACTTTGCGGGTCTACAGATTTTTCTAACATTTCTGCGAAAGAAGAGTTGGCGGATTTGTAAACCACCGAACCAAGAGCGATATTAAATGGTTTGTCGTAACCAGCAAGGTCTTCTTCTGTTAAGATTGAGCTGGTTCCGTAATCGCTCCAACCAGCACTTGCAATATGCCCGACAATCTTGTCTTTGTCGTGTTCAATATTCGTTGGCTTATGTAAAAAGTTTTTTGTGTAGGCTATAGCTGTTTCCGAATCTATGCCATCTCCGTTTTTATTAAACCTATTAACAACGGCGGCATTAAAAGCCACACCGAGAAGGTCTATGTTATCTTCAAAGTCAATCCCTTTAGGAATTAATGTTTCGAGATTGTCTAGAGATGCTTTCGATATAAAGGACGAACCACCAATATCACATGGTAAAATATCCGCATCAAAAGTTGCCGTATATTTATAAGGCTTTTTATTCTTTTTCGGGTTCAGTAGGTTTTTCATTACTATGGTATAAAATAGCAGCTTCGTAATCATCAAGCTCGTGCTTGGCCGCAATTTCTAAAATTTCTGGCAAAACATTTAAGTCTTGTATTTCTTCTAAGTTAGATACACAAGAAAGAGCTTTTTGTGCCCAATTTTCAATACTCGTAGAACAAACCACTGCTTCGCATAAACTATCTAGCATTTTTTCGCTCTTCTTAGTGAACCTTTTTATCCTTAATTTTTCTTTCATTAAGTCTTTTGTCGCCGCTCTGACAGACTCAAGCTCATGTACTGTTTTCTCTATGTTTTTTCTAGAATAAGTAGCATTAGAATTCTCCTGTGGAATTCCGCTTGTTCCCTCTGGTCTCCCTGGTTGTCCGTCAGGACCATTCTGGGCACTCTGATCCGCACCTTCGATCATAGGGACACCACCAACTATTGGGTTATAATAACCTTTTTCTCTTTCCTTGATAAACTTATCTTGTGATGGTGAAATTTCTTCGACTTTAGGGAACTTGCCAGTATCAAACATTTCCATTCCCTGCTGTGGGGTGATAACGCCCAGTTCCATGAGTCTGGTAGCAACCCTCATTAGTTGTGTTTCATCCCTCATATCAATATCTTTAAATACGGCTGTTGGATAAGACCTGAATCCAAGATTGTTTGAAATTCTTTTGATTTCTTTTTGAAGAAAGTCTGACAAAAATGCGTTTCTTGCTTCTTTAAGTCTGTCAATGAATATTTGAGCCTTTACCTGAGTGGCTCCGTACTTTTCTTCACCAACAACAACGTTTTGCAGTCCTTGTTTAATGTCTTCATTTAAAACCTTATATTTTTCCGAACCAAGAACTCTATTTAAATCTGGAATAACAAAATCAGCCTTTGTTGTATAATCAGACACAAGAACACGGCCAACGCTTTCGTTTTTGAAAAGGTTTTGCATTGCTCCTATATTATGGGAACTAATACCACCTTTATCTGGCTCCGCCCCCATAGTGATTAGTAAAATAACATTCTCTACAGTTCTTGTTATAGCTTGATCCATCTTCTTAAGTTCAAGCTTGGCATTTATATCCTCAAGCACAGCATAACCAAAAGGTATAGCAAATGGTTCATAATCCTGTTTTTTATAAAAAGAATGAGATACCTTATCTGGCTCTAACTTTATCTTTAAACCATCCACATTGTAAGATCCTTGCTTAATGCTTTTTTGAACATCTTTAGGCAAAGAATTAAATATTTCCTTGTCTTCTTCTGTAGATGGGTTTTGCAGTCTAGACATTTCATATTCAGAAAGTATCTTTTCGTAAGCCCCGTCATTAAATGAAGACGCTCTTGTAGCGACAATGTCATACGGGTTCATTAAGATATACCTAATTGGAACCTTATTTTCAGAACTGTTTTTTGGGGCAATTGAATTAATTAGCTCAAGGAAGTCGTCTGGCATAAACTTTCCATCAATCCTATAAAGGAATATATTACCACTCCTGTAGTATTCTCTAAAATATTGATCTTTAAGGTTCGTAAGGTTCATTTTTTTAAACCACTCATAAAAGAAATTCCTGCTTTTCTTTGTTCCTCCCTCAAGAAATAATTCCGTGTTTGCAAACTCAGACATAATGTCAACCGCATTACGGAAAACAGAAACATTTGCATATGCTTTTTGACAAAGCTCAATAGC